CCCCGCCGGGTGGCCTAGGCGACCGCCGCGCCCAGCAGCTGCCGGGCCTCGGCGAGCGCCGCCAGCTTCAGGTCCGCGTTGCCGCCGAACAGCGCCGACTCCTGCGCCCGCAGCAGCCCGCTGGCGTTGGTCGCCTCGGCGGTGCGGACGTGGTCGAAGTACTCGGTGACCGCGTTGTAGGCCGCCCAGAGCGACGCGCCGCCCTCGCGGGTATCGACGGCCTGATTGGCCATGGCCGCGCCGCGCCCGCCGTAGACCAGCTGGAGCACCGTCTCGCGCCGCGCCTCGATGATCGGCGAGACCTTCTCGGCGGCGGTCGTGTTCGGGATGGCCCGGGCGACGTAGTCGAGCACCTGCTTGCGACCGAGCCCCCGGTGGGCCATGGCGGCGAAGGTGTCGCCCGTCACGCGCATGGCCTCGCCGATGCCGCGCACCAGCTGCGCCGCCTGATCCACGCGGGCGTCTGCGCTGGCGGTGTGGCGGATGGTGATCCAGCTCTTGCGGCCCCGGGTCGCCATGCCCAGCGTGTTGCGGCAGACGACGCGCACCGTGGTGCCGAGAAACTGGAGCGCCACCTGCCCGTCGTGGCCCCAGTGCAGGAGGGCGTAGCCGTTGACGTCGTCGCCCGGCAGCGGCGTGATGGTGGCGTCGGCGGCCCGCAGGAGCAGCCAGCAGCGCTCCCCGTTGCCGAGCGCCCCGAGCGCCGCCGGGACGTAGCCGAAGTCTTCGACCAGCGAGCGGGCGACGTCCACTGCTCGGCTGTTCTGGATGTGGGCGTGGCCCTCGCCCACGGGGCCGAATACGGCCGCGACCGACCCGTCCGCCGCCAGCCGCACGGCGGCCTTGTGGCCCTGCACCTCGGTGCCGTCCGCGAGATACAGCGGGACGCTGGCGACCGTGTAGAGCATCTGGGCCGCTTCGAGGGCGGCGTCGATGCGCTGGTCGGGCCGCAGCGCCCGCATCTGCTGCAGGATGTTCTGGCCGAGCCCATGCCATGGGGACGCGTCGAGGTAGGCCATGGCGGCGGCGGCGTTGATGGTGGCGATGTTGTCGGACATGGTGTGCTGCTCCTTTTGGCGACCGGGGGATCCGGCGCTCGTGGCCCGCAGGCCTGCCCTACCAGCTGCACGCGTTGTGCCAAGACTCGCAGGCTCGCATCTTCGCCACATTGTGCCACCAGCCGCTCGCGCTGTCAACCTGCAGGGCGACTAATGTCTGATAGTCAACCTCGCATCCTCGCATCCTTATCTATGGGCCTTTACGGCCTGAATCGGCCCGCCAGCAGCTGGGGACGCCCTCGACGGCCGCGCCCTCGACCAGCCCGGCGGCCCGTCGTCAGGTGACGACCCCGAAGTCTGCTCAGGATCGGATTTGGCACAGATGCGACGCTCGCAGGCTCGGCAAGGCCTCAGGCCCAGATCACGCGGTGCGCCGCTCCTGCGGCCTCTGGGGCCGTTCTAGGCGGTGTTCGATAATGGGATCACAGAACAGTTAGCCTGTGGAAAAGCCAGCTAATTGCGCTTTTCAGATCACCATGCGCTTTTGCTGGCCTTTTCGCGTGGTCGGTCAGCTGCCCCAGCTGGCCCCGAGCGCCTCGACCGGCGGCCCCGACGCCCGCCTCGACCGCTTGGCACACCCTTTGATCCGGCGGCGGCCTCGACCACGGCAGCAGCTGCCCCCTTGCTAGGTGAGTCGAGGGCGCGCAGATCCTGCGGCCCGGTCGGCGGCATACTGGACCCCGGCTCAGGCCGGGCCGCCGCACCTCAGGCTCGCCTGCAGCTGGCCCGCCGCGCCGCCTCGACGCCCTCGACCCGTCCGCCCTGCCTCCCTGCAGCTGGGCGCGCCCCGCCGCCGCAGAGCCCCCGCCTTGGAAGCGGGGGGTCGTCACCGTAACTGACTGAAACTAGAGGCTTTACTGCCTCGCCTCCCCTACCACATGGTGGCTGGCCCCCTTTCGCCCCCCTCGACGCGCCTGCAGCTGGAGGGGCGCGCCTGCAGCTGGCGGGCCGATTGTCCGCGAGGGCGGGGGGCGGGGGCGCGGGAGCGGACGCGCTCGACTCCATCGATCAAAATTTTGAAATTTGAAAACCTAAAGGCCTTGCGAGCCAGCGGCGGGGTCGGCTACCCTGCCCGCAGGAGGCGACGACGATGACGACGCCGGTCAACTTCGGGGACTTCCGCGCCCGCCGCGCGGCCTACCTGGCCGACCAGACCGCCCAACTCCGCGACAAGCTCGAAGAGCAGCTGCTCGACAAGCGGCAGGAGCGGATGGACCGCGAGTTCGAGGAGGTCTTCGAGCAGGTCCGCGAGGAGTTCGAGGAGCAGCTGCGGGAGCATCTGGCCGAGATCGAGCGAGAGGCGGGCTGCGATGGCGACTGATGCCGATCGCGAACGGCAACTCGACGAGCGCACCGAGGAACTGCTGCTTCACATCATCAGCGTCTTCCAGGACCAGCGGCGCCAGTGGCCCGATTGCATCTGTCGCGACCTGCGCTGCGACCACCCGGCGAGCAAACACCTCGGCCCCGAGGGGATGTGCGTCGTCGAGGGCTGTCGCTGCAAGGGATGGATGTGAGGGGGGTCTAGACAAACCGCCCGGCACCAGGTCACGCTGCCCGCGATCATGTTCAAGCAGCTGGGGGCAGCGCTCTACCTGCGGCGCATCGCGAAGGATCTCTCGCTCTTGGTGCAGGCCATGCAGCGCCAGGACGCGCTGCTGCTCCGCCTCGCTGACCACTTCGCCCCGAACATCCCCCCAGAGGACCGCCAGACGGTTCGCAGCGACACCGGCGTCAGCCATCTCGATCCCCTCGAAGCGCAAATCGTCGGCGACTACATCGCTCGCACCGAGCGGCAGACCGGTCACACCCCCGACGACGAGGAAATTCTGATTTACCTGGCCGACGAGAAGACGACCGACCTGCACAGCCGCCTGGTGCAGCGCGAGCGCGACCTCGAACGGCTGGCGGAGAGTCGCCGATGAGCGCCAAGTTCCCCGAGGATCGCCGCGGCCCCAAGCTCCCGGTGCGGCCGGCCTTCTCCCCCGACCCGGCGCCCGACCCGACCATCGTCGCGCCGCGCCAGCAGCTCGCTGCGCCGCATCAGCCCGGCCTCATCGCCCTGCAGCTCCTGGGCGCCCGCGTGATCCGCAGGTTCGAGGTCTAGGTGGGCCGGAAGAAGAACGCGACGACTGCGCTGGTGCCTGCAGCTGCGCGCGCGCCCGAGGTGCTGAGCGCCGAAGAAGCCGATCTGTCGGCCGAAGCGGTCGAGACGTTTGCGAAAGCGGTCGGCGGCCGAGACGCCCTGACCGACGTCCTCTCAGTGGCGGCGACCGCCCCGGAGGTCGAGAAGGTCGTCAACCTGCTCCTCGACCACCGCTACCGCCAGACCAGCCTCCGCCGCCTCTGCACGATGGCGGGCATCACGGTCGCCGACCTCTTCGCCGCCTACAAGAAGGCGATCATCACCCGCGCGCACATCGAAGCCGCCCAGATCATCGCCCAGCGGCTGCCGCCGATCGTCACCGACGTGATGGACCGCGCCCTCTCAGACCCGACCGTCGACCGGCAGAAGCTCGCCCTCGAACTCGGGCAGCTCACCGAGAAAAAGGGCGGCCTCTTTATCCAGCAGAACACCGGGGTGGTGGCCGCGGCCACGGTCCCCGCGACCGGAACCGGCCAGCTCGAACAGCTCCAGCAGGCCGTTGGCGAGCTGCTCTTTCACAGCGGGCGTCGCCGAGCCAGCGCCCCGACGACAACGATGACGACAACGACGCCGGAGGATGTCCCTGATGTGAGCTGATGTATCACCCCGACCTGATCGCGGAAGACGAAGCGGACGCCAGCCGGGCGTTTCAGAGCATCTATCGGTCTGACCTCCCCACCTACAGCGTCGATGACTCCGCCGTCCTGACCGCGCAGTTGATGCAAGCGACGGACGAGAGCGGGACGCTTGCGCGCCCGCTCAGTGACGACGAGCAGCGGTTCATTGGCTCCACGCAGATCCGGGTCGTTTACGACTTTCCCTACTTCGCCGAGCGCTTCGTCTGGATCGACGAGGAAGGCCATGGGCTGCGTCGCCTCTCCCCGCTCTGGGAAAGCCAGAAGATGGTCCTGGAGCAGCTGGGGCGCATCGAACTGCAGAACGTCCAGACCGGTTCCCCCGACGGTCTGCTGCTGAACGTCCTCAAGGCCCGCCAGCTGGGCGTCTCCACCCTCGCCGAGTCGCTCGTCGCGCACCGCCTGGTCACCCGCAGCCACATCCGCGGCCTCTCGGGCGCCGACGTCGAAGAGCAGGCGGGCTATTTGTTCCGCATGGTCGTTCGCATCTACGACCAGTTGCCGTGGTTCCTGAAGCCCGGCAAGGTCTACTTCAACAAAAACCGGGAACTTTCCCTGGCCAACCAGTGCTACCTGAAGACCGCCTGGGGCAAATCGACCCGCGGTGCGCTCCAGACCATCAGCGGCGCTGAAGGATCGAAGGGCGCGATTGGCCGCGGCCAAACCTACTCGGTCGTGCACATCTCTGAGCTGCCGACCTGGGAGAACCCCGAGCAGCTCGACACGGCGCTCTTGCCGGCCATCCCCTACAACTCCGACACGCTCGTCCTCTACGAAGCGACGGCAGAATTTGCCGGCGACTGGTGGCACCAGCACTGGCTCGCCTCCGGCGAGGGCGAGGGGCGCTTCAAGAACATCTTCATCCCCTGGTCGGCCGAGCCGAAGAAGTACAGCCTGCCCGCCCCGCCCGACTGGAGCCCGAACGCGACCACCCTCACGCACGCCGCCAAGTGCGAGCGCGACAGCCCGAAATGGTTCGCCGGCAAAACAGTGCGCCTCAGTCGCGAGCAGCTCTATTGGTACGAGAAGACCCGCAGCTTCTACGAGAAGAAGGGGCAGCTCTTCAAGTTCCTCAAGGAGTATCCGGCCGACGACCAGGAGTGCTTCCAGTACGCGGGCCGCTCGGTCTTCACGCTCGACCAGCTCGAACAGATCGATCGCGCCGGCAGTCGCCGGCCGCTCAAGGATGTCTGGGCGGTCGAACCGGCGCTCGAAATCGCGCAGCTGCGCCGCGACCCGCTGGCCGCCGACCTGCAGCCGAAGCGCCCGATCCCGCCCCTCGCCCCGCACGCGGGCGCCAAAGGCGCGATCGCCCACGAAGTCAATCCAGTCCCCCCAGGGTATGGCTTCCGGCGGCTCAGCAAAGACCAGCTCGCGCAGCTGCCGAACCTCCGTGGGGCGGTTCTGGCGATCTGGGAGTACCCGCGCATCCGCGGGCCGCGGCGCTACGTGATGTCGGTCGACGTCAGTGACGGCCTCGGGCAGGACTACAGCGTCATCGACATCATTCGGCAGCCGACCATCGACGAGCCTGCCGAGCAGGTCGCGCAGTACTGCACGAACCATCTCGACCCCAAGGCGCTCGCCTTCGTCGCCGACGCCATCGGCCGCTACTACAGCGACTCAGACGGCATCGAGGCGATGGCGGCGATCGAGACCAACAACCACGGGCTCGCGACGCAGGACACCCTCCAGCTGCATCTGGGCTACAGCTACTTCTACGTCTGGGAGTACGCCGACGCCGCGACGCCCGAGCGCCGCTACAGCACCCGGATCGGCTGGCTGACCAGCCCGCGCACGCGCCCGCTCCTCCTCGCCAGCTTCTACGGCGCGATCACCACCTTCGACCCGATCGCCGAGATCCCCGACTTCATCCTCAACAGCCCGCTGACCCGCGGCGAGCTGCGCCACTTCATCACCGAGTCGACGATCGGCGAATCAGCGGCGGCCCGCGGCCAGCACGACGACTGCGTGTTTGCCGCCGCGATTGGCTTCTACGTCGCCTGGCGCATGTCGGGCGGGGAGATCGAACCGATCGCCGAACGGCGCCGCCGGAAGGCCGCGCTCGAACAATTGAACAAAGACGCCAACTTGCCCATCCCCGACTACCGCAACGGCCCGTCGACCGCCGCGGAAGCCGACGACCTGGAGGTCGACCATGAAGGTAGTGGGATCCCCGACGACTCTTTCAGTCTCACCGACAGTGACACCGCAGGCCTCTACTACGACGAGCGCACCCGTGCCTGACCGCCGCACGCCGCGCACCGTCGTCGCCGAGATCAAGACGCGCCTCGGTGAGCTGGAAACGCTGATGACGCCCGCCGCAGTACCGACGCTGGTCCTCTCGCCCGCCGACGTTCGGCAGCTCGACGAACTGCTCGGCCTCGGCGCCACCGTCTCCGGCGAGCGGCTGGTGCAGGCGATCGAGCGGCTCGCCTCGATCAAGGTCGGCGACATCCGCATCCCGTTCACGCCGGGCCAGCTCGCCGAACTGTCGCATCGCGCGCAGAAGCGGGGGCGCACCGTCGATGCCGAGATGCGCGCGGTCGTCGCGCGGATCGAAGACGAACTCTTCTACAAGGGCGGCTAGCCATGCCAAAGACGACTGCCGATCCCCTGGAACTGCGCGCTCTTCTCGAAGAAGCCTTCGAGTGGTTCAACCAATCGGGTGCGCTCGCCGATGAGGCGCTCATGGCAATCGCGGATAACACCATCGATTGGGTGCTGGAGAAGGGAGAGATCAGCCGCGGCGCCGGGCGTCTGGCGCTGCTCTCGGTGCTGATGACCGTGCGCGATCTCGCTGCCAAAGGCGCGCAGCGGGTGCAGTGAAGGCACGCTAATGACACCGCTCATCGAGTCGCTCTGGCAGCAGGCCGGCATCGTCGCGATCCTGCTCGTCGTGGTCTACACCGGCCACAAGGGCTACTGGTACTGGAGCCCCGGCGTGCGTGCGCTGACCACCGAGCTGGCGCGCGACCGCGACGACTGGCGCTGCCTGGCGGTGACGCTGATGCGGAAGCAGGGCATCGAGCTGCCCGACGGCTACGAGTCGTCGCAGGGGCTGACCCTCCCCGGTGAGGGCGATCAGCGGATGCCGATGCCGAAGAGTCGGTGATGTGGGGCGACATCGCCGTCGTGGTGGTGCTCGCGCTGATGTTCGTGAACCTGTGGCTGGTGCTGCGGAGAAAAAAGTAGATGACCAAGTGTGAAACGCACGACGAACACATCACCAACCAGACGCTGGAGTCGCCGGTCGAAGTCCTCGCGCCCGGCGTCACCTTCGAGCACTGCACCTTCATCAGCAAAGATCCGCAGCACACGCTCCTCACGACCGGCGAGCGCACGCGCGTCCACGACTGCGACTTCCGCGGCGACTTCCTGGTCGGCGGGCGGCGCGGCATCGCCGTCAATTCGGCCGGCGTCGTCATCACCTCCAGCCGTTTCAGAGATCTGCACCACGCGCAGGACGCCGCCTGCATCGCCGGGTGGGACGGCACCAAGGATCTCCTCGTCGAAGACTGCTTCGGGGAAAGCTCGGGAGAAAACATCATCTTCGGCGGCGCCGACTGCCAGGGCGAGGACCGCATCCCGCAGGACATCACCATCCGGCGCTGCACGCTCACCAAGCCGCAGCACTGGAAGGACAAGCCGAACGGCTGCACGGTGAAAAATCTCTTCGAGCTGAAAAACGCCAAGCGCGTCCGCGTCGAGGCCTGCAACTTCGCCCAGAGCTGGATCGACGGGCAGGACGGCTTCGGCTGGGTGTTCACCGTCCGCAACCAGGACGGCGGCAACCCCTACGCCTGCATCGAAGACGACGCCTTCATCAGCTGTGTGATGCGCTCGGTCGTCAGCGGCATCCAGATCCTCGGCACCGACTACACGCACCCCTCGGGCCTGCTGAAGCGGCTGACCTTCGAGAAGTGCCAGATCGAGTACCTGAACGGCAACGGCATCCAGCTCGGGAACGGCGCCGAGGGCATCGGCATCGACCACTGCAACTTCTGGTCGGCCACCAACGGCAAGTGGCTGGCGTTCAACAATCCCGCGCGCCCGATCACTGGCCTGACCATCTCGAACAGCGACGCCAACGAGGGCATGTACGGCATTCACGGCGACGACACCTCGCCGGGGCAGCCAACCCTCGACGTCTACAGCCCGACGGCAGTCTTCGCCAACGTCAACCTGTGGCGCGGCCCCTCAGGTGCGAACTACCCCTACCCGGCCGGGATCACGGTTTACTAGATGCTCACCCACAAGAGCGCACACATCGCCAGCCAGACGAGGCCCGCGGCCACCAGCCACCACCCGCTCGTCGCCTCTCGCATGGGAGGAGTCTAGCCGATGGCGCTCCACGACTTCTGGTGTCAGGTCTGCGGTCAGGTGCTGGTCGACGTCAACGTCCCGATCGAGGTCGGCGCTCGCACCGGCGCGCCGATGCACTGCGATCGGCAGACCTCGTGGATCCCGCAGGTCGGGCGGATGGACGCCGCCAGCGGCCCGGGCTTCCAGGCCTTCGAGGCGCACGACGGCAGGAACCGCCCGGTCGTCATCGACTCGCTCAAAAAGATGCGCGACATCGAGCGCCAGTCTGAGCAGGACGCGCGCAACGGCGAGGGC